GAATCGTAGGCACAAATGATTGGCCCTCTATAGAGTTTTAGCTGATTCATCTGTTCCTTGGAAACATGGCAACTAAGGGTTGTGGTGGCATTAAAGCCACAAGCCTTAAGGGAGAGACAATCGAATACTCCTTCTGTGACAAACAAGTAATCGAAGGAGTCATAGTCGAATGGGTACAAGATCTGAGACATCTTAAGATTCTTGCAGTTTAGGTATTTGGGCCAAGACTGGGGACGTAGACCTCTAGCTTGGAAGTAGAACATTTTCCCTTCACCGTTAAAGAATGGGATAATCAGCCTGTCCTTGTAGATTCCCTCCTTGGCTACATAGAAGTCACTTTTATCTAGATTGCGATCAAGGATGAACTCTGCCGCTAGAGCCATCGTATAATCGTCGTAAACCCGTCCCAAATCTACTTTCTCAAAGGACCCTGTGTCTGGTAGGGTCGTGATTATCTCGTCTTGTACGGGCTTCTGAGGCTCTTGTAGGAAGCTCTCAAAAAGGAACTTCTCGTAAGCCTGCTTGTAAGTGATACCTTCAAGCTGGGCATAGAGCTTGACGAAGTTACCCTTATTATAAGTCTTGAAGCATCTCCAAAGTCCAGACTCCAAATTTATTGACATATGACGCTTGTAGTCATCCTCAATAAATATGGAGGGAATAATAAGTTCAGTCCCATCGCCAGAAAGTCTATTATTAGCCTTAAACTTATTTAAACAATAAGTCCTAATAAAATCGGATGCGATCATGTTCATAAATAATATTAGTGCTTCAAGAAGTGATATTATAGACCAGTGCCTCTGGAAATATAATCTCAAATACAATCTGAAGATACCAGGATTTGGATCTAAGAATGAGGAATCGTTGAACTTCGGATCATTTATACACAAGATCTTTGAACTTGGGTATAAAGATAATGACGCTAAGTCGTTGATGAGGTTGGCCGAATCTGAACGGGAAACTTACAATATTCCTTTCGGCATGAATGATCGTATCAAAATTTGCATCGAAAACTTCCTAGTATGGAACGGGAAGATGGGCGAGACGATCTCAACCGAAGGTATGTTTGAGGTTGATTTAGACAAGGAACACGATATTAAATACATCGGTATTATTGACCGTGTAATTAAAGGAAAAGACGGTGGTTACCTTGTAATAGACTATAAGACTTCAAAAAAAGAAAAGAAGACCAAGGATCTTCTAGATGACAAGCAACTAAAAGGTTATGCTTATGCCATACATGAGAAATATGGGGTAGATTACGCAAACATCTGGTGCGCTCATTACTACCCTGTAACTGGTAACTTCTACCCAGTCAGATTCTCAAAAGCTCAAATCTGGAACTGGAGGAAGAAGGAAATTGATAAGGTATGGAGGATTCGTAAGAAGACCAAGGACGAGTTTCCACCTCAAAAGAACATCTTCTGCGATTACTGTGAGTTCCAACCTGTCTGCCCTCATTACAGCACTCAAGAGCAAGTCTGTACGAGGCTGGAGGAACAGATTAAAATGAGAGACCTAGAAAAAGCTAGGTCAGAACCAGTTAATCTTAATATAAGCGAAAGCAAGAATACCGAAAAAAACCCATAAGTTAGCAACATCTTCGGCATCAGTATAGCCCCCCTTCGATCTAATGTTAGCCTCAAAAATGGTTTGACGAAGGGTATACTTTGATTCTGGATTTAGGTTCATATTAGGTCCTTAGCTGGCCCAGGATGATAGGGCGATAAAGCTCAAAGTCAATATCTATAAAAAAATTATTTACTAAATCAGAACTGAACCCAGAATCTTGAACTAAAAATTTATTTAAAGACTCTAGTTTTAAGGGCTTTTGCTTCTTTAATGAGTCTAAAATCTTTATCTGAAATAATCTTATTATCCTTTCTCCATATTTCATTTTCCATTTATCTAAAAAATTTATACTCATAGTAAATTCTATAAGTTCCATTAAGTCTATTAACTCATTATCTATATTATTCATTATGTCCTTTAAATATGATTCTAAATATAGTCAGATTAGATGCTAAACTAAATAAAAATAATATATCATGGCAAAAAAAGACGAAAAAAGTGAAGGGGAGATGGCTTTTGAGTCAGAATATAAGGAAAAGATAATCTCAAAGGAAATACCAGTTTTTGGGTTAAAAGCTGGAGACCTCATAAAGTTTAGCTATTTTGGGTCAATTAGATTTGGGATAGTAGTAAAGTCTAGAAGATCGGGATTTGATGGTATATTTAAATCTACGAAAGGAAACGATCTTTTAAATATATTTTTATTAAGTTCGATAACAACTCACGGAATAAGATTAATAATAAATACTTTATATAAGAATAGAATTAGGGCTACCTATTTAAATACTCCTAACATTTTAGGTTCATTTTTAGGCATAAATAATTTTAGAACTTTTAACTGCAAGAAAACTTCTGATGTCATTTCTTTTGATTTAATATTAAAAGAAAGTGAAGAAGAATTAGATGATAAGTTTAATGGTAAAAATTACGGACAGGACTTAGAAGAATGACCAAAGCAACAGAAGCACTTAGTCAATTAACAGCTAGCGTAAATGCCTTAAATGCTTCTGTTCTTGGTGAGACTACAATTCTTAAGGATGTAAAACTAGGATTGTTTAGTTTTAAGCCATTAACTAATAGTATAGGAAATATAGTTGGTAGACTAAGCAATTTAATTAATCCAATAGAAAGATTTACAGAGGCTATTGAGAAGAATGATGAAGTTCAGAGAAAATCTCTAGCAATAGGAACTACTTTAGCTAAAGTATACGAAAAAAACGCACAAAGCATAGACAGTCTCAGAGGTAGTTTCTCGGATAATGTTTCAGAGTTTGTCGAAGCCTTTTCAGAAGGAATTAGAGTAAACTCCAGATCTTTGAATGTTTTAAGAGATAGAATGCAAGAGACGGGACAATCAACTGCAAAATTAAATACAATAAGTAAAACTTTAATAACTGCAACTGCTGGAAATGAAGAGGCAATTAGTAGACTTGCAGATACTAATGTTAAGATTGCTAAAGAATCTTTAATTTCAAATGAGAAATTAATTGATGCTCTTCAAAGAAATGAAGATAAAATAGATACAGCCGCACTTGTTGGGTTAGGAGAAGGTCAAGTAGATGAGTTAAGCAAGATAACTGGCTTGATGTCAGAAAGAGGTATATCTGATAAATTACAACAGCAAGTAGTAGATTTATTGTTTAGCACAGATTCCAATATAATGTCTTTAAGAGCTAGCTTTGGAGTTGGAATGGATGCTAACGAAAAGATTCTAAACGGGCAAATGGATTCTAAAGATGTTTTAAATATAATTGCAAGAAATGCAGAGAAGACATTTGTAACACAGGACAAATTGAATAGAACTTCTTTGGCTCTTCAGGGGACACAAGGAGGAGAATTACTACAAGCTGCAATATTAACAAATAGATTGTTAGAACAATCAGCAAAGGGTAAAGACATAATGAGCAAAGAGGATGCTTATTATGCTCAAATGAAAACTTTTACTGAGGAACAAAAGAACTTTGCAGAACAACAAACAGCAAAGCACTATGAGTTGATGAAAGAACTTCCAACAATACTTGGCACTATAAAAACAGCAGTACTAACCTATCTTGGTGGAAAGTTCTTGTTAGGTGCAATAGACGGATTTAGTAATGCTGTGAAAGCTTTTAAAGTAACAAGAGCTATTGATTTTAAGGGAACTCAACTTGGCCTAAGTCCAACCGAGATGACTGAAAGTCTTGGTAGAGCATTAAAGAATACCAAGCTAATTGATCCAGTTACAGGTCAGGCTGGAATTGGGGTCTCACAAGGGATCAAAGGTGCCGATCTACTAAAAAATGTAACAAGTATATTTAGTTCAATTAAACCTGGACTTTCAAAAATTTTAAGTGGACCCATAATCAGTTCAGTGACTTCATTATTTCGGCTGCTTGGTGTTGGAATATTTAGATTTGTAAGCTTTTTACTTGGTCCAGTTGGTATTGCTATTGGTGCCTTAGTTACTGGTTTTACACTTCTTTCAGATTGGTTAGGTTGGTTTAAGGATAACAGAACCCCTGCTGAAAAAGCTTTTGATGAGCTTATTGAGTCTGTTAATGCCAGTTCTAAAGCTATAGATGACAATGTAAAAAAAATAGGTAAATCATCAGAAACAGCCACGGCTGATTCATTTAAGTTTGTAACACATGGTGCTCTTGAACAAGCAAGAAAGAATAGTACTAATGTCAAAGCAACTCCAGATATTCAACCCCCTGCTCAAACAAAGAGTACAACAACTCAAGTAGTTGATCAGGCAATTTCTCCTGGGCTTGCATATGCAACTAATGCTAGTTTTATGCCAACTGAAGAGATGCAAAAAATTGCATATGGAAGAGTATTGCCAACAACAGAGGAACTTAATAAAACTACAACTGGCGGATATTTAGATTTAAGTCTTAGAGATGAATTAAATAAAATAAAAGAAACTATGTTGGAGGAGCAGCAAGTATTGGGTTGGGCTGCAAAAATAAAAAAATCAAGTGACCCTGGAATGACTGTCGCGCAAGGCTCCAGAACCGAACAAGGATGGGAAGAGAGGGTATCCTCTGGAAAAACAAGAAGCCAGATAATGGATGATATTATTAGAAAAAATCGACAAACTGATGATTTGCTTAATGAGTACGATCCAGATGACTGGACTGGAAGATCAAATCTTGACAACCAAAAATATGCTAAGAGCCTTGGAATGCTGGACTCTACTCCAGAGGAGATCAGAAAAGCATTTCCAGATTTGAATAAACCATCATCTAACCTTAGAGATGCGGTGTCTCAACCAATAGGTGTATCTTCACAAATTCAAATTTCAAACCGGAAAGCTGCGTCTGATGGATTAGATCCTACTAAAATTGATCTAAAAGAACAAATTGGATCAGCGAGTAAAATATTAAAAGATCAACTTGTATTCGCTTCACAAAAACTCAGAAGCGCACCTGAACAATCTGAAACCATTGGAATAACTGAAAAATTAACCAAAATTCAAGAGTTAACAAATAACCTTTCCGATCAAAACAATAATGAACTAGAGCAAAGACACCTTGTATTAACAGGAATATTTAATGACGTTAATGAAAAGTTACAAAAAGTAGAAGACTCTGGGGCCGTAACATCAGAGATAATGAAAGAAATAAAGGATAAGGGACTTAAAGTAATTCCTCCAAAGGAAGAAAATCAACCAGAGCAAAAAAGAAGTTTAGAGTCCGTATTATTAAACTATCTTTCAAAAGCTGCTAATCAAAAAGTATCTAATGATGATAATAAGGCTATTCAAGATTTAGCTGCTAGAGTTGCCGACCTAAGGCAGTCTATTGATTTGTCTAGTGATACATCTAGATCAGCGTATGTAGGAAGAGGAGGACGTAGATAATATGGTTAATATAGCTCTTAGAAAACTTCATGAGAGATCTTATCTCCTATTTGAATTTCCAACTAGAGGAAATGAAATCACAAGAACTTATATTCCTATGTTGGAAAACTGCAAAGTCTCTGAAAATCAAAAATCAAATTTAGCTGAGTATTCTCTTCTAGGAAGATCTGGTAGCATATTCTCCTATTTAGGAGCTAAGTCTAGATCATTTAATCTTTCGTTTAATATAACATTTCAGCATTTAGTTGATATGTATTCATATGAAGGAATAAGTAGAAGATTTGAACAATCATTTAAGCTATTTTCTAGAGATGATAGAGAAAGTTTTTTTGACAATGATCAGAAAACTTTAATAGGAATTAATCATTACAAGAATCACTCTGAATTTTTTAAGTCATTAGTGTCTGAAGGAGAGTCACTTAATTCTCCCCTATTTAACATAAATAAATCTAGAGTCCCCGACGATTTAGTTTTTGATCAAAAAAAAGAAAAATTAATAAACTTAGTAATATTTTGGATAAATTTAATTAGATCTTCAGTTAGAAATAATGCTTCAAACACACTATATGGTGCTCCAATAGTTAGACTAAATCATGGAATAATGTATAACAATATACCATGTATAGCTGATAATTTTTCAATATCATTTAATGAAGAAGCTGGATATGATTTTGAAACATTATTGCCAAAACAATTAGAAATAAGTATGTCTCTTAATGAGCAAAGAGTTGGAAACCTAGACAAGTTTGAGTCTCGTGAAGTTGTTCTTGGAGATAATATAGCTGGGTGGGAGTCTGTTATATCTGAAAATAATATGGATCCGTATAATGGTATGGTAGGAGCCTTTAATACTCATAGTATTACAAGACCTGATGGATTGAAATCATTATTTAATTCTCTAAACTTGAATAAACCAATGAAAACTTTGTTTTAAGAGATAATCAATAAGTACTATGAAATATAATAATCATTTAAAATATTCTAAAGGATCTATTTTACATAAAAATAAATTAATAACATCAACTTTTAATTCTAGTTTATATGAGGAATATCTAAAATCTTTATCTGATTACACTTTTATTGTCGGAAGGGTTCCAGCGGGATACGAGCATAGAGCAGATTTAATATCAAATTTATTCTACAATACTCCAACATTAGATTGGTTAATTTGCGTTTCAAATAATATTAATGATCCTTTTCAGCAGTTAAATGTAGGAGATCAAATAAAAATACTTAAGTTAATTTAATGAACTCTACAACTGCAAATGTTTTTATTACAACATCTAAAGATGTAATACAAGAATTTTTAAATATATCAAAAGTAACTACAAAAAGTTATTTTTCTAAACTTAGCGATGCTCAAAAGAGAGCGTCAATAATTGCAGGCCCAGAGTTTAATTCTAATCTAATAGAATTAGATCATACATTTAATTTTGGTGGGGATGGATCTTATTTAAAATTAAGAATGGTGGAAAACGGACAGTCATTTGAGCAGCAATTTATTTCAACTGATGTATACCCAGAAATAGTAGGTAATTTGCTTAAAGAAAAAAAACAGCTTGGGGGAGCATTTGTAGATTTAGATAGAGGCTTAGAGAAAGAAATACTTTCACCAACCAGAGAAATATATTTTAGTTATGGTATTGGAGATTCAGCAGAGAATTGGGCTGGCCCATTTGTTATGTCATTTATGAAAGGTGACATCTCTATAAATGAGAACGGCATAAAAGAAATAGTATTAGAGTTTAGGGGTGAGGTAGGTAAAATTTTAAGAAATGAAATAGAAGGCATATCTTCTGATATAATATATCAAACATTAAATAAATATGATCATATCTATTCAAATAAAACGGTAAGATACAGAAAATCAGCAGAGATAAAAATTGATAGTAATTTAGATAGATTCTTATTTCTTTTTAAAGGAAATGATTTTGATTTAGAAAAATCTATTCACAATAAGATAAAAGAAATAATAAAAAACTATATCATTGGTTTAATAAATGATTACTCATCATCTACTAATTCATTAAATGAAAATGTAATAGTATTATTACCTAATGTGTTAAATTTAACAGATATACTTACCACTAAGTATTTTGAAAAAGCTACAACGATAGAAGGATCTGAATTAGAAGATGCAAATATTCTCCATCACGGCGTGATGTCAGATATGATAGTAGTGAGAATAGAAGGAACAATTAAAGGGACAGATAAGGTTGTAACATTAACAAAATCAAATCTTGTTAGAAGAGACGAGATATTTGCAAATTCTCTATTTAGAAGACCTGATGCAGAAGAGATCTTAGACTCTCTAATGCCTGATGCAATAGTTAAACAATTAGGATTAGAATGCGAGATAGTTCATGATAAAGTTTCTGCTCAAGCAAACTCACTAAACAATAGTTCTCCAAGAAATGTGGATGTGGCTAATGATTCTATATCAGAGGCAAAATCAAAATCATTAATAATAAAAATTAGTATAAATCTTGATAATAATAATAAGGAGAGTTCTTCTGAGATCACTCCTGATTTCTATTTTCCATTACAAGAGTTCAATAATAAGTTTAAAGAACTTATAAATTCAGAATTAAAAATAAGATATAATCAAACTTTATTATTAGAAAATAATTTAAACATATTGAAGATATGGAAAAAATATGGGTTTATTAAAGATGAAAATAAGCCAGCGTTTATATTTGGTGATCAAAATTTAATTGAAGACTTATTATATCTAGCAAACGCATATTCAATAGTCGATGCCGGTACAATTAATTACAATAAAGATAACATATTTGATTTAGATTATAAATTATACTCTAATCCAACCTATAGATTAGATTATTATACCAAGATGAAACTAAGGAAAAGAAGTTCTTCATTTGGAGAAAATGTTTTATTGAATGATGAGCTTGCATTATCGGAGAGAGAATTAACAGTTTTAAAAATTTTAGATATACCAATATTTAGATTTAATATTGCAAATCCAAATGTCTTATCCGTATCACTACAAAATAATTTAATTTATAAAACTGTTTTAGATGTTGGGTATGAGAATAAGTTAATGTCAACTATTTTAGATACTGGAACTGTAGATGTAGGAAACATAGATGAGTCTACGAAAGTATTTGAAAAAGCAGAAACTAAAGATGCAAGAGCAACTACAGTAACTGTAGGAGATTTAACAAATCTATTCTCTAAGCTCTACAAAAACACAGATTTTACTGGAAAGACATCCTCAGAAAAATTAAAAGAAATAAATTCTTTTATAGAAAACTATGCAAAAATGAACAATCAGGATTCAGCACTTGAGTTGAATAAAAATTTAAAACTTGAACAGTTGTCATTTATTTTGTTGAGAAAGTTGACTGGGGGCAGCGATATGCTTCCGGTCATTCAAACAGCAAATTCAAATCAAAAAGTTTTATTTGAAAAAGAATTATATGATGAGTTAACTAAGATGGTACTACAGGTAAATGTAAAAACTTTACCATTTTTTAGTATAACAGGATATACAAAAGACACATCATGTTTTTTTGTAGGACTTCAAAATATAATTGGTGACGGAACAGGAAAAAAAGTTTCTTCAATTTATAATGGAAGATATTATGTTCTTGGGTATAGGCACTTTATCTCAAGCAGAGATGCTTACTCAGAATTCCAACTGAGCAAAGATGCAAACTATAATAATAAATAAGATAAGGAATAAAAAATGAAAAGTGAGTTTTTATTAGGAATGGTAGAATCAATAGTTGACCCATCACATACATTTAAATTGTATGTTAAACTATTAGAGGATGGAAGAAAAGTAAATGTAACGTATACCTCCCCCTTCTTTCACAAAACTTCAGGTGGAGCCATAGCTGTCCCTAATGTCGGATCAAAAATTCTCATATTAAAAAATATAGATTATAACAAGTATTATTACATATCCACAATAGTCGAAGGAGAGCCAGACCCATATGATCCTGACGTAATAGATCCAACACATTTTTTATATGGTATAACCAGAGAGAGCTATTACACTGATAAGGATATTCCACAGAGGATAACATTTACTAATGAACAAAATGCTGGCTTAGTTATCAGGGATGAGAGACTTTCTGGCTACATAGCCTCGGAAGTTAAATTACAAAGTGATAAGGGTAAGATAGTATCTCTCCAGGACTCACCATTAGATAATAAAATTAATATTAGAAATGAGCACGGAGACGGTATTAGAGTTACTTCTGACTCGATTGGGTCTGTGTTTTATAACGATGAGCATCATGGGTTATTAGCTAGCAGATCAATATATTTAATGTGTGCTGGTGACCAAAATATGGTGTCATATACTGGTGGAATAAAGTTAATGATATCAGAAGGAAGGGAGATAGATATTAAAAATTGTTCTACCGGGGCAGGGGGGGATAATGCTTCTGCCGGAATAATTGCTGGCTCAAATGAAAGATGTGGAAATGTTAATATTACAAGTGAAGACTCTGATGTTAATATAAGAGCCGGTACAGACTCAAACAGCCGAAGTGCTGTATTTATATCAACTCCAAAAGGTAGAATACAAATAAACTATGACGGGTCTATTGACATATCTTGTAAGGAAGATATTAATATTAGATCCCTTAGTGGAAATATAACTCTTCAAGCTAATAAAGACATAAAAATGAAGTGTTCAAATTTTGTAGTAAATACCACTGGTAATTTTGGTGTAAATGCAGCAGGAACTTTTCATGGTATGGCAACAGGGAATGCTGGCCTAACAGGGACACAAGTACACCTCAACTCACCAGGGATACCTCCTGAACCACCAACGATAGGAGATATAAGTACACCAGCAACTAATGCTTACGAGGAATAATGGTATATTTTGATACAAGAACATTTTTAGCTATAAGCGGTAGAGGAGGAACACCACTAGAGGCTGTTGGATCGGCCTTTGGAATGCCTCAATGCTTATTAAACCTTGCTTCTAATGCAATTAATCTTATTCCGTCATCTGTGCTCGTGCCGCTTAAAAGATCTACCCAGGAAGGCGCAGATGCTGCTGATAGAGCTATAAAAAGTTATCTTACCGATTTAAAATTCTTGGATGGAATTATAGAATACGATTCTAACAATGGAACTTTTAGACTAGTCTCAAGGTCTTCAAGAAATGGAGTGGAGTCAGATAACTCAAATTCTATAGGCGGATTCCTAGGTGCATTGGGGTCTGCCGCAGGAACCGTTGGAAGATTATATAATATTTCTCAAAATGTTGCTAATGAGATAAGAGATATAAAAAGATGTTTAGAACAATATTCCGATATACTAAAATATACAGGTGGCAATGCTGCTCAAGAAAGAAGAAGAATGACAGCAGAACAGTACAGAGATATTATTTTAAAAAGATTTAATATTCATAGTAAGGATATCCAAGCTGCTGTAGACTTTAGAAATAGAGCATTAGGATTAGTAAGAGAGATAGATAGAATCCTTGATGCAAGAGCGGAAGATCCAAGTTTAGAGCCAGAATTTATTACTGAAGTATCAGGTATATTATCAGGAACAGATTTTAGAATTCAGAGACCTCCGGTCCCTGAGTTGCCAGAGCCAGAAGAATTAATTAGATTATCTTTTGGTCCTCCAGTTTCAAGGAGTGGAAAATTTGTTTTTTCAGTAGATGGATTATATTTTGATTCGCAAACTAGTGGAGTAGAGCCTGTATTAATAGAACTTCAAAGGAGAGAAGATTTAATAGAAAGAAACTCTGCATGGAAATTAGACTTTGATCCAAACATAGGTGGAAGGGGAAAACAAATATCTTTAAATGATATAAAAACTTATGTTAATACCATACTAGATGATAACATAATTGATGAATCAAATGAACTTATACCGTACTATGAGAAAGATGAATTACTAACGCACATCATTGGACAAAAGAATAGAAGAATATTTGATGTTTCTTCCCAGATAGTAGAAATACAAAATGAAGCTGGGCCAGAGATAATCATACAAAATTTAAGACAAGTATTATTATCTGAGGGTTCTCATTATCAACAAAAGATAAATAAAAGAAAGAAACAAATTGAATTAGCAGTTAGGCTACCTCTTCTTTATGGAAGAGGGACAGTATTGTTTAGACCAGGAGAAGTTCCTGTAAATGATTTCTCCTATCTAGAAGGGATTAATTTTGATGTTGAAATACAGCAACAAAGAAAACTTGTACTAAGCCAAGCCGATGTATCTGGGGTTGTACTCCCTCTAACTGTAAACTACGTTCAGCAGGTAGAAGACAATGATAAGATATCAATTGATCACTTAGAAATTAATGATTATGCTACCGGAGGCATTGTATCTAATGGTACTAATACGGATGCTCCAAGTGTATCTTTAAATAATTCCATTGCCACCAATGATTTATTTGTTCTATATAATCTTTTAAGGTTTACAGTAGTAGATCCAAGTTCAATTGAATTTAAATTAAAGAATTCAAGTCTTGTCAGAGATGTTTCTATTAATGAACTATTAAATGCTCAAATAGTAGGTAGGAGTGAGGCTGAGATATTTGGAAAGGGAGTAGGCATAGCTTACTTAGAAGGAATAACTAGGAACTCCATGACCTCTCCTACAGTCCCAAGTTCTGTAGGAAGCTATATTAGACTTCCAAACAGAACTGAATTAAAAGATTTATTTACAAGAAGATCTGGTGGCACATTTGAGATGTGGACTTATGCACCAGAATTAGACGGGGAACATTATGGATTCGGCGATGGTTATGAAGTTTCAGGACTTTATAGACTTCTACTAGCCAACGAAAATACTGGTTTAGTTGGAGCTTCTTCTGTGGATTCTAACATATTAGAGATAAGGAGAAGTAATAATCCTAATATTGTAAAAGGTTTAATATTTGGATTTACAAGAGATAGAAGATTGACATCTAATCTTCCACCATCAAATAACAGTCATGATAACAGGATAGAAGATGCTTGCCTTGTATTAGCTCCGACGCAATCATTTGATTCTTCAAGTGTTGGATTCGTAAACAAATCATTTGATATGAATGACAGTTGTACTCAAATAAGTAGTCTATGGTATAACATGAAGTTTAATATTTGGGATAGCGTCAATGGAGTATCTTTATCTTCTTGTGGCCGAGAGTTTTGTCAAATAGCATTGACTTTAGATCCAAACGGTGACAAGATAAGTATGTACTGCGATGGACAACTTCTTACTGTGTCTAGCTATACAGATGTCTTTGGAGTTGACATAAGAAAAGAAAATCTGTACACTCAGAGCATAGCTAAATCAAATTCATTTGAATATAACTTAACTACCATGTCCTCTGTTCCAGTAGATGAATTAAAGGGAGGTCCATTGCTAGACTCATATACACCAGAAATAGAGACTACTCCATGGATAATAGGGGGCGGATATACTGATGGAATGCAGACTGGTAATTTTATGGGTGGGCAATATGGAGGAATAACAAGTGGCTTTAGAGGATATGTTGGAGGAATTAAATTCTATTCAAGACCTTTAAGTGCTGCTGAAATACTAAATAATTATAATGCATCAAAGAATTTCTTTAAAAATATTGATGTACCAAATCTGATGTGGGAACCAATTTTATCTGAGTAATATTATGACTAAGGGAACACAAAATTTGGGTTATTCTCCTGGAGCTACAAAATACTATACTAATTGTAGAGGAGTAAACTATGTTCCCATAATGTACTCAGAATGGGAAAAATCTGGCTTCATGCCTAGATTATCAAAAGAAGATTTGAAAATTATAGGTGTTGATAGTTTTCAAGTACCCGGCTACGGCTACGGATCATCTGAACTATATGGATTTGAATCTTCGTCAACTTTTTTAGGGGCAAACAAAACATCTCAATGGTGGTATTACAATTCAGAAGATAATAATAAATGTTTGCAAATGATTAGAGATGCTGGAATAAATGCCATTAGAGTTTTTACTAATATATATGTTTGGAATAAAAATAAAGAAAAATATCTAAAGGATACTAAAGACTTTATGCGTCTTTGCGAAAAGCATAAAATAAGAGTTCAATTAGTTATTTTTGATTCAACATATGTTCCACAAGGATCACAATTAATGGAGCCTGGATCTGATTTTTCTGTAACAGGGACTGGTTCTGCGACACAATTATATACAGACCCAGTATATTTTGGATTAGCCCAATCTTGGAATAGAATTCCTTTTGAATATCAAGTATCGTCGCAATCTGCCGCTCAAAATTTTTACAATAATTCAGCAGTGCCATTTATAAATGATTTATGCTCTAGCTTATCTTCATTTCAATCTTTTTGGTCTTTTGATTTAGCTAATGAAACTGACTCAAGTTCTAGACCCCATTTATTTAGTGAAGTAATCGTTAGTAGTTCTTATTTAATAAGTTCATTATTATCTTCTATAAATGTTGGTATAACTTTTGGAAATGGGGATACTTTTAGATTTTATAGTGGGACTTTGACAGGGGGGCCAAATAATGGATCACCTTATCCTTTATACCCATCTGATTTAATACAATTTTCTTCTAGCTATAATTTTGCATCTATACATCCATATATTACTAATTCAAAAATGGTAGCTGAGAGGTATGTAGACGAAGCTGTATCTGCATCTAAAATTATAGGAAGACCCTCAATGTATAACGAAGGTGGGGCACCCCCGAATACTTTTTATAAAGATATTATTGAGTGGATGAATGATGGAAAGAATTACGGTGGAATGGTTTGGCAAGGTTTAATTGATTTAGGGTTAACCCATTTACCTTTTGCTAGTGTTCAAGGACTCTTTCATTGGGATGGGACTACAAGAAGATCTGATGATGCTGAATCATATAGTGAGTTAGCATTGAAACATGGTTGGCTAAAAAAATCTCAATTAAAATTAAAGTTTGAACAAAAAGAAAATAGTATTAATATTCAAAAAGATTCTGGATATTACAGCGCGACTATTCCATGGCATGAAAGGTATGATTCAGATCTTCATGTCTCAACTACCCAAGAAAAGTGGAATTTTATAGCAGCCGCAGTTTATAATGCCCCAGTATTAAATGCACTTGGAGCCGTTTTATCATCCACACTAGATTTTGTAACTAAATCAAAAAATTATGTGCCCTACTATGATAAAAATCCTTACAGTCCATTAATTACTTCCTATGTTTCAGATGGTGTTGATCTAGTTGACTATATTAGTGCTTGTAGAAATTACAAAACATATTTTAGAAGCTTCTCTTCTATTTTAATAGATAATTCAATATCAGAAAATCAGATAATTCCTAGTACTTCTTCTGGTCCAATATATAAGCAATTAAATGAACAAGCTGTTAAAAAAATGTTTGTTCTTGAAAGATGTTTTCAATTTATAATGAATATATGGGAGCCTATACCTCAAGCATATTTGATTGGATCCCAATACGATTATCTGCCAGCTTCAGCACTTAGACTACAAGCTAGCGGTCATCTTTGGCAATATCTAAGGGGTTTAAATAATGAACAGGGGTATGGAGATGGATCAAGTATACAGATTTGGTCTGATAATGAAAATTTAGATAATATAAGTTCTACTAAATTTTGGGCTTCAGGAACTGGGTATTACATTACACCAGGAACCAATACCACTCCAGACTGGTGGAAGTACGATGAATGGTTTGATACTGCCTTTGATTACGTTAATGGATATCTTGACGTATTAGAAGAAGCAGCAAAAACTAATGATTTTTATAGGTTATATTAATGACAACCTCAGATAATGTAAATATTTATGGTAAAGTTCTATCACAAAGAGCGAATAATACTGTTAACCTAAAAATTAAAAAAAATATAGGATTTAAGTATCCTATAGAAAAAGATGGTTCTCGTGGTTACTTCTCCAAGGAAACTGGATTAAATTTAATAAAAAGTAATTTATTACAGCTTTTAAAAACTGAGCCTGGAGAAAGGTTTATGCTTCCTAACTACGGTTGTAATCTAAAAAGATTTTTAATGGAACCAATGGATGAGATTACTTTTTCTCAAGTAAGAGACACAATACTTACTTCAATATCTAGATATTTAAGTAAAATTTCAGTTTCTGCACTACAAATATTTGAGACTGAAACTTCACAATTAATGGTACTATTGGACTGTACTCTTAATGATGAACAAGTAGTAACTTTTGAATTTAATTTTAACTTATAATGGCTTTCACAGGAAAAGTAACATCTGATTTTTTAAAGTTAGTTCCAACAGATTTAGATAATAGAGAAAAACTATTAGACTATTCCGCTGGAGACTATGCAACATTTAGGGACACCTTATTAAATTATGCTAAAGCTGTCTATGCATCAGATTATTCAAATTTTTCTGAATCAGATTTTGGAATGTTTCTTATTGAGATGATGGCTGCTGTCGGTCATATTCAATCATTTAAATCTGACTATTTGGCAAATGAAAACTTTTTAAAAACAGCTAGAGAAAGAAATAGCGTAAAAAAGCTATTAGAGTTAATAGGTATTAGAATGAAGGGCCCTATCTCAGCAGCAGCCAATGCCAAGGTAACAATTAAAACTGCCTATGCTGCCTCATCAGCATCAGTCCTAGCCGAAAATAGGATTATAACTATTAATTCTTCTGAAGACTCCGCACCTATAACATACACATTGTATAAAGTTAATGTTGATGGGACTGTTGATTTAAAAAATAGATCAAATAATTTAGAGTTTCAAGTATCAAATTCTGGAGGTAGTATAGTAATAGATGATGCTGTGCTTCTAGAGGGAGCTTTGATTATTGAGAAAGGCATATTCTTTGATAATGATGTTGTAAAAACTGTTGAACTATCTCAATTTCCTTATGTTGAGAAGAGTGCTCAAATTTATATTGAAGGATCTCCTCAAACACAAGGAATTTATAAAGAAGAAGAGAATATCTATTTTGCTTCTGGGCCAAGCGACAAAATATTTCAAGTTACAACAAATGATGATTTTAAAGCTACGATAATATTTGGAGACTCTTCGGTAGGATTGTCTCCCGCCGTTAATGACGATTATACAATAAGTTATAGAGTCGGAGGAGGCACCAGAGGAAATATTGCATCAGAAGTTATAAATGCTCCTATAAAAGTTACATTAACAGATGGAGCTACAACTTTAGAATCAAATGGAGTATTAGAAAATAGCAGTCAGGGAACAGGGGGCTCTGACGCTGAGTCAATTCAAAAGGCTATAAGATATGCCCCACTGGTATTTAGAAGCCAAGATAGGTTAGTAACTTTAACAGATTATAAGGCTTTTGCAAATTCTTTTATTTCAAATTACGGCTCAACGGGGAAGGCAAATGCAGTAGTCAGAAGAGCATACTCATCTGCCAATATGATTGATTTATTCATACTAGAAAGAGCCTCAGATATTCAGTTAAGGAAAGCAACCCCAGAGTACAAGAAGCAATTGCTTGAAGCTATCCAGGACAAGAAGATGATAACTGATGAGCCAGTGATAGTTGATGGCTTAATAAGAACATTAGATATTTTTATTACTGCTACTATTGATAAGAAGTTTAAAAACTTTCAAACCGAAATAAAAAATAAAATATCTTCTAAAATATTAGAATACTTTAATGTTGATAACAGTGATTTTGGGGACCCTTTTGTTCCACAAGATCTAATAAAGTATATCTTAGATTTGACAGATGTTAGGTATGCTACCTTAGATAATATTGATTCCACAATAAAAATTGAGTTTAACGAAATAATACAATTAAACAACTTTACTGTTAATATAGTTCTAGTCTAATGTCTAATAATATTTACATCAATAATAACAAATACTTTAAATCAAATTACTCTAAAGCTTTAGAGCATATTGTTCCTAAGTATCTTTTATTCGATGATGCTATTACTTACGATGAAGAATATGATGTAAAGGATGAGATAATAAATTCAAATATATCTTTAGCAAATAATATATCTTCTGTTTTAAATATTAGTGCTATAAGTAATACAGCATTTAGTTCAATAAATTCTTTTGATGGAATATACAGATATTTTATAAAGCAAAATGATTTAACTAATATAAATGCAAATGATTTCTATTTAAATATATTAGATAAAGTTGGAACTTCTTTTAGCGAATTTAAGAACACAGAGGAATTTAAAGACTATTTGCTGGATACTCTTCTGCCGTCTATAAGATTGAATAGTCCAACAAGCTATTTTAATCAAGGTTCGCCCGCGTCAGCCTCTCATATAGAACTAATACAAGATTTATCCTGGCTGTATTTCCTGAACACTTCTGGCCCAGTAACAAATGTTTATGATGAAATAGCAGATCTAATCTCTAATAAACTTTTCTTAGGATCTGAAATAAATCTAAATGATTGTATTAAGTTACTAATGGAATTTTTGTGGAAGAATAACTATACAAGTTACTACCCCTCAGTATTTGTTAGTTCAACAGGGAAGTATGAAAGCGGAACCCAACAATTAGATAAATTAAAAACTTGGATAGATATTGTTTACTCCAATCTTTATGCAGATAAAGCGGATTTTACAGTAAGAGATAGATTTTATTTGTTTAAAGATAACAACCAGACAATAAAAGAACTTGTTTCAAAAGGTCCTTTTTATAAACTACTAAAAACTCTTTCATTTGCTGCATTTGATTATGATAATGATATTGAAAAATTAAAATCATTAAATGATATTGATGAATGTTCAAAAGAGCAACTGCCATTACTAGCGAATCTCATTGGATGGAATTTGTTTGGATCAGACCCAGATAGATGGAGACTGCAATTAAAGAATGCTGTTTCAATATACAAAAAAGCAGGAACCAAAAAATCTTTACAATTTGCATTAAATTCTATATTTCCAAAAAATCAATTTGATATTGAAACTGGAATAAAAGAATTGTGGGAATGCTATTTACCAAACTTAATTTATTACTCTTTAGCTACTGAGTCTACTTACTTTACTGCTAATGATATCGGGGCAAGATCAGAGCCGAACTTTGATCTTCAAGGAACACTTATTCAATTGGGAGTGTCTTCTGGATTCTCGACTAGAAATCTAGATCATAATATTAGATTAGCAACAGATGCAATATTGCTAGATTTATATAATTCTTTTTCAGGATCTTTTATTTCTTGGAGATCATACGAAGGCCCATTTGTATTCTATTACAGAAATAGAGAATACCCAATACCTCCATTTGAAGAATATCCATACTATGTTAATGTAGAATTTAATTATGAAATGATTCAAGCCATAATGGATAGACTTGTTTGCTTTGGAGTTCCAAGATCTTTTGCTGAGAAAGTTAGAGATTATATTACAGAAAATATAATAGATACCGATGAAGAAATAAGAGCCTCTAGTTGGCTATTCTTCACATCTGGGTACACTCCTCCACCGAATTTAGAAGATTTGATATTAAATAGTAATAGTAATAGATCAGAGTATGCATCACTATGGTCTGGAAAGTCCTCTCATTTCAAGTTAGATTTAAATTCATCTAATTTTGATTTTGGAAAAAAGATAGATGAAGTTGGCTCTGGTGGTGCAGTAATACTTGCATCTAAAGCAATCAATGAATTTTCCCCCGCCCACGCTATACCACTAATAAATCTAAATCTATCTTCAATTGATAAAGTTGAATCAGAAGAATACAATCTTCCAATAGTAAACATTAATGGAATTGAAGTTTTAGAAACAAATAAAATACAATCAAACTATCAGGCATCTGCATTAAATATTGGAGCATATAAGAGAAACACAGGTGTTGGGACAAATTTCAATAGATTTGAGTTGAATACCTTAGCTTCAAAAGCGTACACAAATTCTGTCTCTTTAAATTCAATACCAAGAAATTCAATTAGAAGAAGAAACTACGATAAGTTATTACCAAAAAATGGGTACTACGATAGAACTGGATTTAATATGCCAGTTTCATTTGATATGTCTTCTTCTTTATCTGGTATACCTCTAGGATTTATTCCAAGCTCATTAAAATTTGAAAGCATAACAAACTACATCGATCTCCCAGAGATATATTCTACTTGCCAAAACTTGAATTCCAATAAAAGTTTTTATGGCTACAATGTAAGTAATACAACTAGATGCAGAGGGCATCTACCAATCTCTTATTTCTCATCTAATGATTATTATATTGATAGATCTCAACTGCCAGAAATATTTCAAACAATGCATAGGGTGGGTGAGAGCAAGAAAGTATATCCATCAATAAAGAATTTTTCTGGGACGCCTGCGGTGCAGTTTCTATGGAAGAATGTTTATAGAAGCGGAACAAATTTAGAGTTTATATCAGCAAACTCTTTCCCAGCCTCCATGAATGATTATACAAACTTTAAGTTTGGAAAAGATCTTCATAAGTTATACCAAATCTATACTAAAGAATTTAATAGACATACACTAACTGATTACATATTAGATTTAGATGGCAACAACTTTACATCTCATGTATACGGACCATTGATCTATAATTATGATTTTGACACAGTAAACTCTTCGTATGTCACTTCTAGCTTAGAAGAAGAGAATTTAATATTAGATAAAGATAATATATTCTCTATTGCGGCAGTTCAACTAACTAACCTGGGGACCTATGTACAAAGTAGTCTAATTTCTACTAGAACAGATTTTGTTAATTCTTCCATGATAAATGGGATGGATTTAATAATGACATCCTCTACTAACTTAGCATCAGACTATTTTTCTATATTTAGAGTAGCTTCAAAGAATAAAATTTTTGGGACTTCTGATTATATGTATGATAGAACATTCCTAAAGATGTCCACGGTAGCTCAAAATGGAATAAATAGCCAAAGACTGAGAATTAATGTCTGCTATAGTAGTATACCAACTGCAAATGGATATCCATCATCAAGAAACTTCTTGCTCCCAGAGCATGAGTTTAAACTTAAAATAAATGGATTGATGTCTTCTTATAATGGTCTGATTCTTGGAGGTGGTGGTGTAGGGTCGATTATCCATACCAAACCAGTAAACAATGCAGCTTGGTTCTATGGATTGGATGGTCATTGGCATTATGAATCCTTAGAGATAGATGGATTTATGAGAAATATACAAAACTATTTACATAAATATACTTACAATGATATTGTACGCCAGCATGAAGAGCCATCAGGTCCATCAATAATAAGATTAAATTGCATAGATATTGTTCAAAATAGAGAAAGGACGGTAACTCCTTTACTTACTTTTAGTAAAGATGATTTCTTTGAATGTGAATTTAATTTCCATACCTATAATCCATACTTCGGCAAGTATTCAAAAGACTACTATTTATCTTCAAACTTTGAAACAATACATTCAAAGACGCAAGATTATTTTATAGAAATATTCCCAATAGTAAACAATATTACTTCTGGTGAAAATAAGAAATTCCTATTATTAGATAAAGTAGAAATAATAGACAGTACAATGAACACTATGGCTAGCGTAATATCATCAGACGATAATGAGTGCCCAGCTAATAGAGTTTATCTAGAAGAAGTAGATCTTAGAAATATATTTAAGTTCTGGAATTATATTTCTGGAAAGAATTCTGGAATAGGGTTGGCTAGTAGAGTTGCCTCAGGAACAAGTTCTGTTTTACTGTCAGATGGAGGATCTAGATTAGACTACAAATTAAGTGTGGACTGGTTACAAGCTGGAACTAGTACAAAATATACTACTGTCGGTAACATACTAAATACATTTAAGGTTCCAGTCTAATATGTTAACGGTAGGATTTGGAGAATTAATAGTGGATGTATTGACCGTAAATCCGGCACTAAGAACTATTCCATCGGCAAGTTCTATATTAGATACTTCAAATTATACTTTTAATGCTATAAGTTTAGGTAAAGATTCTGAAGGATTTTTTCAACACGGGCATACATTATTATCTGAAAATTTTAATAAAAATAATGCAGTTGCTTCTTCACTTTCTGCATATAGTCTTGGCCCTATTAATGGTATCCCTTTTATACAAGCTGCATCTGCTGAATGGTTTAAATTTGGATTGTTTAATGATGAGTTTCTAACAACTTTAAGATACAACACTGAATCTACATCCTCATACCATACATCATCTACTCAACTTCAATTATCTGCTGGGCCGTTCCCATACAATTCTAATCCAAACTATCCATCAGTTTATGACAATAGATTAGAGAGAGCGTCTACAAGATCGAGAGCAGAAGTACTAAGATTATTTTCATATTATGATTTAGGTCATTATATGAATCCTGTAATTGATCCCGCCGCAATCACTGAGTTCATCTCAGAGTTGGCTCCATTATCTGCATATGGAGCGTCGGCAGCTTTTGTTAGTAGTTTATGGAATGTCATGGGGTATCCGCCTTCTGGTAATATTGGAAAATTTAGATTAGCTAGCTCTGTAGAATCTGTCAATAATCCAGTTGTCTCAGGCACTCTGAGCGGAGTGTTTAACACTCAAGGTGTAATAGATAAAAAAGGATTTATAAATATAAATTCAACTGTTGGAGCAGGAAATTTTAATACTGGACCTTACATTTCTTACAATACTACAGCAATACCAACTGATCCAACAGTAAATTTAAATGTAAGAATAGCTAAAGGGGATGCAACAGCTTTAGCTTTATTAGGGGGAGTTAATCATATAGGAATTTGGGCATTAGATATTAAAGAAATGCTAAAATCAAGCTTAAATCCACCTTATGTTTGGAATAACATAAATAACTCTAGGAAGTATAAACTAATAGCTAAAGTTACCTTTTGGGAAAACATATTAAACCATAATGACTCAGGAGGTATCTCTGGATTAGTTAGACTAAATGAGAATACTTCTTCTTCATTTGCAAACGAGGGACCGACAGTACAATTAGAATTTAATTTTAAATAACATGAATAAGAGCTTCACAGAAAACTTAAATATGAAAGGTCACCTTACTATTAGTAAAATAGCTAATGGTGAAGAAGAAATTTTATTTGATCAGGATAACGTAATTGTTTCAGGCTTTGGAGTTGGAATGGCATATTTGTTTTCAAAGCTTGGGTCACAAAACATAGCAGATTATCAAATAGATAGATTTCAGTTAGGTGTTTCTGGAAATTCTGGTGCTCAAGTAAGCTCAACATTCCAACTCTCTTCTTCATTAACAAGCGTCGATCAGTATACGTCCAGTGGATTAGATAGCAATCTTTTTGCTTTTACTGGAACTCAAATAAAGAATAACATTGATTATACATCTGTATTTTGTAGAATCCCATTTACAAAAGTTACAAAGATAGACGATAGGAGCGTAAGATACACAATTTTCTTAGATGAGGATTCATGTAACGATCTATTGCCACTAAATGAAATAGGGCTGTTTATGAAGAATCCAAGAGGAGATGGTATAGACTCTTCTATTCTTGTAGCCTACAGATATTTTACTATTATACAAAAAACAAGTGATTTTGGTCTAATGTTTAGATGGACAATATCTTTCGGATAATAAAATGATAAATCCAAGTGACGTTTATACAGGCTACGGCTTTTCAAAACTATACGGGTGCTGGACTGCTCCTGTAACTAAATTTGACTCAAGCTCATTCTATAACTGGGAACAAGATAATTTACCAGTTCTTGATCTTGAAGAAAGAACTAGTTTACTCTGGGAAAGGCTAGGGCACCCAACATCTTCTATTGATGGGATTGCCTTAGTTGTATCGGGGGATGCCTCAGATTCTTGCGATTCAAATATATTTAAAACTTTAAGTTCTTGTCTAGCAACCCTTCCAGAGGTAATAAATTGTCCTTATTTAATTGAAGTTGCTAGCTATGGGAATATTGGATCTTTAATTTTATCAAATAAAACTTTTGGTCCAAGAGGATCAATTGAAATAATAAATAGAAACTTTTCAAAAATACATTCAAGTTTTCAAACTTCAGCGGGAGATATTTATACATTAAACTCAGAAAAGTTTGGATCTGATACCTATTCTCAAGAAAAGGGAATTGCATCGTCTGTTTATATCCCAAATTCATTAATAAATTCAAATTTTAGTGTTAATAGTACAGATGGTTCTAGTGCTCCTTGTATTCCAACAGATTTCAAGCTATCAAAGGTATTATCATTAAATTCTGTTGTTACAAGCAGCACAACTTATGATTCAAGAATTACTGGTAACCTAACATTATTTACAAAACAATATTTAAATGGTACAAATAGATTAACTGCTGCGCTCGCTGCGACAAATGATCTTCAACCATTTACTACATATGTTGGGCAGGACGGAGCATCAACTACAAGTGGTCTAACAGCATTTAAACCATATGATTTATATCCAGCTAGCCCTGATAGCACCTATGTTGGATCTTATGATGCTAGTAATATTAACAACTATAGTGATGATCAAATAGAATGGAACTTTATTAATACCAGCGGTCCAGCTACAACTTTAGCATACACCAATAGATTAAATCAAATAAAAATTTATAATTGTAATGGTCCAATATACATAAGAAATTTTACAGTTGATGGTGGAAGTTATGGCGGAAGAGATTATGGTATTGATATAAATAATTCAACTGTAGTAATAGAAAGTTGTTCAGTAGCTAGGGCTAATAAGGCTGGCCTTCATGCTGAAAATTCAAAAGTAATTCTAACGAGAGGATTCGTAGCTTATAGAAATTATGGCTTCAACGAGTCAGGTGTTAGAATAGGTTTGCCTTGGACTACAAAACTTTTATTTGATAATTATTACACTGATCAAAAGTTCTATTCTGCTGGTATAGAACTTATAAATTCAGAATTAAATTTTAGTTCCACGTTTGCGAGAGATTTGGCTTATGGTGCCAGTGCTATAAAACATTTCTATAAATTCTCTCCACTAACTGCTTCAGCTTATGAAGCTTATTCATGGCTATTCTGTACTTCAAAGAATGATGTTGGAATAAAAGCCATAAATTCAATCATACTTGGAGGAAGAAATCAGAAAAACGATAAGTATGGATTGACAGTTTTAGATGAAGATTATCATCATTCAAATTTAATATGCGAACTTAATACCGAAGCTGGAATTTTGTTAGAAAATTCACAAATAGATTACTCTGGTCGATTAGCTATTCTTGCAAATTACATAGGAATAAAATCAAATAACTCTAATTTAGTCTTAGACCAGTTAGTGTGCAAAAACAATCAAAGAGAAGGAGTTCTATTAAACAACTCCTATCTTAGATACAACAAAGATTGCTATGTGCCAGACACTACCTTCTTTACAAATACTTATGATTTAGGGCAGTTAGCATTTTTTAGAAATCAGACACATATAAAGTTAATAAATTCTGTCTTTGAACCGACTGATACTTATTCAATGCCTACTAGGTATCATCAATCTTATTTTGGAGATGCGAATGCTGCGTTTGTAAAGAGTTTAGGCAGTCAAAGATTGATGCTCCCCAATATCGTAGTTGATTCAAATTCAAAATTGAGATTGGTAAGTCCTACAATTAATACTCAACCTATTTTAGGCTATGCACTTCATGATGTTAAATGCACAGTTAATGGTCATGCTATATCTGTAACAAATAATTCTGAACTTACTTTACAAGGAACAGGAAATTATATAACTAAAATAATTGGATCAAATCTTTCCAATGATCCAGCAGATGGTTTTTTTCAACAAGAGTTATATGATATTCAAAAAAATAAATCTGGATTATTTGCTGGAAACAACTCTACAGTAAAGATTCAAGGTCCAACTCTAATAGCTCAATTTGGAGTAGATCTTTTAGCAGATAATAATTCAAATATAGAACTGACTCCACATAAGGATAAAAACAATAGATATGAAGTAGATAAGTTCAATTTAAGCAGTGGTCTAAATCATACTATTGTTGAACTTCACTCTTCTAGATCTTGTGTTGTAGTAAATAACAATTCTAATTTTATAGCAAAAGATTTGGGAAGCTATGAAAACATTTGGAGAAGATCATCAACTGGGACAAATATAATTGATGGATCTGGTATTCCGATAGTAGAAAAAGAAATATTTGATAATATTTATGGTAACTTTACGGCTTCAGGAGCTTTACAATTTTACCCAAATCCAAATAGCTACAATGCCTATTCTGAATTAGAGTCAAATATTTTATCAGACTTAAATACAACTTCAGTCTATACATCACCAATAACTCCAACAATAAATTCAAATGTTAGTGCTGGTTATATACTCTCAGTTGGAGCAAACTATGGAACTCCTGAAAATTCATATTTGTTTAGTTCAGTAACTAATGGTGGTATGTGCGTAAGAGCTTTAGGAGGTTCTAAAGTTGATATAGATAATGTCCACTTCCCGTGTGGATGGTGGGTTCCATCCGCACTTATATATGAAGCTAGCGGTCCAGAGGGACTATGCTGTAAAACATTCTTATGGAATATTGCTGATACTTCACAACTAAATGCAAGACTAGTTTCAGTAAGTGGAATGTATCCATCTGAAACAGCTTATGTAGGTCCTCTAGGGACTTGGGGGAATGCTAGCGGCGCACCAGCCGATACCCCAGATACCGGGTCTGTATCTATATTAGATTATTATGGATCGGCAGCGGGCAATCATAGGTATGCTAGTAATTCATATCAAAATAGAGGACCATTTAGATTATACTTCTCAATAGATCCAGCTATAAATAATGCTGATGGTATAGCTACTACCGGATTGATTGGCTATCTCCCTCAAGTATATTCCCAAGGTTATCAATTCTCAGGTAATTTAAACTTTAGTGGACTTGGGACAACCTATTATAAATCAATATTGTATCCAAGTGGAACTAATAGTTCAGTTGCATCTGGATTCTATTATGCTTCTTCTATAGTATCAAATCCAAAATTAATAAATGCTACATTAGATGATTCTGCGGCAAATTTATTCGCTAATGCTAAACATAATACAGTAGGAAAATCTGGGTTAGCAACAAAAGTAGCAATAAATTTTCCATATAATCTTTATTTTGGTGGAGAATCAGCAGAAGAGCCTGAAAAGAATAGAGGGGATGGTTTCAAGTCTCCAAACACATTTGATCTAAATAAGGATAACTAATGACAATTCAACCATTCTCATCTGTCTATAAGTATACTGATCCAGTCAGATATTTTAAAGCTAATGATCCATACTTCTACGAGGTAGATAATATACCTTTAAAGCAGCTACAAGAGAATTGCAATTTCTTAAAGGATCAAATAAATGGACTTGCAGGAGGAATGTTCCAAACAAGTAGTGAATCAGGGCAACAAGGGAAAGTAAAAAGAAGTGATTTTGATGAGCTTCTTCCTTATGTGAATGGTACTGATTCTAAAGTTTATGTTAGGCCAGGAAAATATATTGCTAGAATAAATGATGCATATTCTATAAGTCCACTACAAATTATAAGACAATTGCCGTCCTATCCATTCAATACATATGATAATAGAACTGTAGCTGACCAAGAATTACTTCAAACTTTAGATAAATTTAAAACTAATCTTCAAGCAAATTCATTATCAATGAATGGATTGTTTGAAAGAAGTTTTGTAAGGGCAATGCTATCTAAAGATAGTCCAAGCCAATTTTTGCTCTCATCTTCCCCTGGTTACAATACAACTCCTCCGACAGACCCTATCACAAGACTATTGCCATACCCAATGGTGACAGGCCATGGACCAGATTATAATGTAAATGCTAGCTCAGTAAGTGAAGAGACATGGAATTCACAAAGTGGATTCCTAGTTCATCCATATTTGGAATCTCAGTTTATTAAAAGATGGAGAGGAGTAACAAGAACTTCTGTCGTAAATGTAGATGAAGTTTTATCTATAGATATACCTGAATTTACAGATGATGACTATTTTTACTTAGATAGGTTAGGTCAAAAACGACAATTAACTGCAACACAAAGAATAGATTTAGTATTTATTTATTCAAAACCAATTGATGCTCCAACAACAACTATAGCTAAATTTAACAATAACTCTCCAACTACAATAAATAAGCCAATGCTTGGAATAGTTAAGGGAGCAGGAATAGGCTTAAACTTTAAAAGAGCTATAGGTGTTAATCTAGCAGGACAAGAAATTACAAGTCCAGATAATAGAACAACTGAGTTAAGTTTAGCAGATATAGACGGAAATCAAATAATACTTCCAAATATTTCAGACGAATTAGGAATTGATATTGGTATAGGAGAGCTAAAAGGATCATTCCCATCCCCAGATGATTTAATGAATCTCTCTCCTCTTCTATCTGAAAACTTAGAGAATGGGCATATAGCTTTAGTCGGTCAGACAATTCTTCCGGTAGCTTATGTTGTAAGAAAGAAAATAACGGAAGGGATAATTCCTACTGAAGATATTGTAGATATCAGACCTTTCTTCAGAACAACTGAATTATCTTATAATGAAAGATCTGGATTAGCTGCGGCTACTCCTCAAGTTTCATTGGCTAATCCTGTAGCATCTGAAGGGTATGTTGATTTATCTGTTAGAGAAGTTAATGAAAGAATAAATCAGTTGGCGGGCGGAATCCCAACGGGTATATTATCTACAACTAATACTCCAAGAATAATAAGAAGTGGATATATCAAGGGCGGACTGAGATATGGAGTTGAGGCCACTTTAACTGATTTCTTAAAGAAGAATCAACCTTTTGGATTTTCACAGCAGTCAGAAATGTTGAATGTTCTAAGATCAATTTATGATTATCCTGTAGGAACAATCTTTAAACCTATTCCAGATTGGGATTTAGCTGAATGGGTCACTAGACCAGGGTATACAAATAGAGGTGCATACGATACAGATTTTATGAACTTTTCTATCATGCATGAAAGATATGATACATACTTCCATCAAAATTCAAGAAGGAATTATGCTGACCATGGATGGGGCTATGGAATGCATCCCTGGCACACCACCCCGTTATTATCTAATACAAAACAATTTGGTTCATTCCCTAGTCTCGTTGGGAATAATAATACTTATCCAAATCCAGGGGGATATTATTCTATTTGCTTTGTAAAGAAAAGTTTTGTAGTTAGAAAAGCTTCATGGGTAGCTGATGTGAGAGTAGATGCTAAATTGTTTAATTGTTGTCCAATGTCATTCTCATCTAAATTTGGATTTGGAAATAATGACAGAAGACAAATGGCTGCTGCTAAATTTTCAAATATATGGTCATCAAAAAGATATATTTCTCAAACAGATGTTGAAGTAACAATTTTTGTTTCTTGGGCTGTAGATCTTCATGGCGCAGAAAATGATGGAGAAGGTTTAATACTGCCATCTTTCAATAGATCACAAGGAGAGTTATTTGCTGGATTTTTAGTATTAGATAATCAAATGGCTAAAAAAATAAATACAGCTAACGGAGTCCAAGGCCCATGGAATCCCGTTGTAGCTGGAACATACCCACACAATATCCCGGCAGGATTTCCTGCAAGCGTTGAATCTGGATTTAGCTGTCAAGTTGGTGTAGCTTTATATCCAACAGTTCAATTTGATATATGGGCTATACCACACTCATATGGTGTTGCCACTGACTATGGTTATCCGAACAATAATTTGATAGTAATTCCTA